GTTACAGGTTGCGACTTATACCGTCAAGAAGGTACAGGGGCGTTTGTTTGTATTAAAAAAGGGATTAACGGATCGTACACCGATTACACAGTTAAACCGAATACAACAATTAGTTATTATGTTATTGCGAACGGTTCAAACGGAACAGTAAGCCAAAGCGCAACGATTACCGACAGCGCAGGCGTGAGCCTCACACAATTAGCCCTATTAAGCGATAATACAAAGTATGTCACTTTAACACTAGGAACAAAATTAAGCGAAAATAGGAAAGTTGAGCGGGCTTTAATGCAATTCGCAGGGCGTAAATATGCGGTTGCTGAGTTCGGAGAACAGAAAGAGAATGGTTACAGCTATTCATACGTTATTAAAACTCAATCGGAGCTAGATACACTAGAAAGTATTTTAGATGCTCAAGAAACTATTTTATTAAGAGATACAAAAGGAAGAAAAGCCTTTGTTACTCTTGAAGGAATTGGAATTAATGAATTAGCGACACATTGGGAAATTACCTTAAACCCAACACAAGTTGAGTATAATGAGGGGGTTTAATTATGTTAGCGTTGGCTAGAAATGGTTATACAGACCAAGAAATAAAAGATGCGTTACATGGTAAGTATGGAGCTAGAAACGTTAAATTTACCTATAAATTACTTGATAAAAACAATATAACTAAGGGTACTTTAACGAATGTTATAAAGGGGGGCGTTAAATACGCCTCTTTTAATGACATTAAGAGGACGGCTACATTTAGTATTGTAGACGATGGGAGCATTAATTTTTTAAGTGATCGTATACAACCTGTTATGTCTTTGAAAATGCCTTTAAAATATGATGTTTCTACAACGAATGTAGCATTGGGTAAAACTGTTACAACAGGAGCTTTACCAGGAGAATTGAACACAGCGCCTCATAATGATTTAACAATAGTAACAAACGGAATAACAAATAATTTAAATGAATATTTAGGGATAAGTAGACCGCCAGGTAATACTTATCAATATGTTAAAGTCGATTTAGGAGCGGTTTACAATATTACTCAATTGAAAATTTGGCATTATTATAGTAGCCCAAGACTTTACACATCAAAATTAGAAGTTTCTGAGGATGGTGTTAATTGGACAACGATATTCGATAGCACAATTAACGGATTATATGCAGAAACATCTAACGGAAAAACTCATAACTTTAAACCTTTAAAAGTCCGTTATATAAAAGATTCTTTATTTGGAAGTGATGTGAATACATCAAACCATTGGCTAGAAATACAAGCGTTTGAAGCGATTAATTATAATTCGTGGATTGATTTTCCTTTAGGAGTGTTTTTATTAGCAACCCCAAAGAGAATGGACGAGGAAAACGCTGTTAAAAGGGATATAGAGGCCTATGACGGGCTTTTGATACTCATTGATGATAAATTACAAAGCACCTACACAATTAACGCAGGAACGAATTATAAACAGGCTATCATTGATTTACTAGCAACAGCAGGAATAACGCAATATATCATCGAGGACACAACGAAAACTTTACCTATTACAATGGCGTTTGATCCTGGAACAAGTAAATTAAGCGTGATTAATTCGTTAATTAATCAAATTAACTTCACACCTATTCGTGTAGATGTATACGGGAACTTTGTAACTAACTCTTACATTGCGCCAAGTAGCAGAGGAATTGAATATACTTATGCAGATGATTCATTAAGCGTAACATACAAAGGAATGACCGAAAGTTTAGATTTATTCCACATTCCTAATAATTGGGTGGTTGTTGCGACAAATGCAGAAACAGCACCATTAAAAAGTGTATACACTAATTCGAACGCCTCTAGTATTACAAGTACCGTAAGCAGAGGGAGAACAATTACCGATTACCGAGAAATTGACAACATAGCGGATCAACAGAGTTTAGATTCATATACTTTAAGAATTGCGAATGAAGCTAGTCAAATTTACGGGTATTTGGAATTTGATACGGCTATTATGCCTATGCACGATTACCAGGACCTTTTAAAAATCGAGTATAGTAAACTAGGGATAAATGACAAGTATATAGAAACTGAATGGAGTTTTGACCTGGAAACAGGGGCAAAAATGCACCATGTTGTTAGAAAGGTTGTGACGATCTAATGAACGCAAACGACTTTTTATCATTAATGGAGCAACCGCCAGGAAAAGAAATCAGTTTACGTTTTGGTTATATTGATTCAGCTTATACAAGTGGTAGACCGAAAATAAAATTTGATGGACAAGACACAGCAGGTACGAAAACATACCCGTATTTAGCCTCTTATACACCTGTAGCAAATGACAGAGTAATGATCCTTCAAAATGTTGTTATCGGAAAAATACTTTAATATCTATCTATTTATCTATGGTTTATAATGGAAATTAGAGAAACATATTGGGGTGACAACATTTTAAAAAAGGGGGCTAAAAGGTGAGCAACAGCAATGAAATTAGAGAGATTGATATTATTATTCAGTTAACGAGGCTAGAAACGAAAATTGATGCTATGGGAAACGTTAAAGATGTAGCAAATGAGGCTTTAGCTTCTGTTAAAAGCGCACATCATAGAATTGATAAGATTGATAAAATCATATTTTGGGCAGGTACAGCGATTATAGGCGCTTTAGTTGTTGGGGCTGTAAGTTTACTATTTAAGGGGTGATATTATGAAAACTTCTCAAAATGGAATTAACTTAATTAAAAAATTCGAGGGTGTTCGATTAGTAGCATATAGAGCGCATAAGTCAGAAGAAAATTTAACGATTGGATACGGGCATTACAGCGCTAATATTAAACCTGGACAAGTTATCACGCAAGCACAAGCGGAAGTATACTTAAAGCAAGATTTAAAACGTTTTGAAGATGCTGTAAATGAATTGAAGTTGCCAATCAATCAAAATATGTTTGATGCGCTAATTTCATTCTGTTATAACGTTGGTGAAAATGCGCTTAAAAAATCAACATTACTTAAAAAGATTCAAGCAAAAGATTATATTGGAGCTTCAAACGAATTTGTAAAATGGAACAAAGCAGGCGGGGAAGTGTTAGCAGGATTAACACGCCGTAGATTAGCTGAGAAAGATTTATTTTTAACCGGTACAAAACCACAGGCGAAAATTCAACCGGTAAAAAAACAACCGGTAAAAACTTTTCATGTAGTTGTAAAAGGTGAAACATTAAGCGGAATTTCAATTAAAAACAAAATTACAATAGAACAAATTAAAAAATTAAACCCTGGAATTAATATAAATGTCATTAAACCAGGCCAAAAAATAAGATTGAAATGAGGGGATTAAATGAGTAAAGCTGTATTAATTCGTATTGTATTATTACTTTTAGCGTTAGTTAACCAGGTTTTGGTAGTATTCCATAAAAGCCCGTTGCCGATTGACGATAACACAGCGACTTTAATCGTATCAACTGTTTTCACTTTGGTAATGTCTATTATTAATGCGGTACATGACAATAAAATAATTAAGAAAAAAGAGCCTGCTAAATAAGCAGGTTTTTTATTTGTAAAAAATATTTAATAATACACTTGCATAATTCACTCGTATAAAGTATAGTATAAAATATAAAGAAAAATTAAATAAAAAGAAAAGGGGTAATTGAAAATGATTTTAAGAAAAGAAGGTCAAGAATTAACGGTAGCAACGGCGTTTGGTGAAGTGGTTTATTTCGAAAGATACAGAGAAGGTAGTAAACAATTAATTAGATCATGGGGAACTCTTTTTGGAAACTCTTTTAGATGGGAAGGGTTGCATATTAAAAAATACGGTAGGGGCAAAATGAAAAACGAAATAGAAGTTCATAACGAATTACAAAAAATTGATTCATTTTTAAGAAATGAAGGTTTTTCTATTAACCAATTATAAAAAATAATTTATAATAAAAGTGCCTATTGATAGTCTGTATTGTGAAAACAATTTAAGTTAGATCAACGGCGAGTTAAAGCAGGGGAATTTCCCTTGCTTTTTTTATTTTTATTTTTTAGTTCTAAACAAATTTTATTACACATATATTACTACTGTAAGACCAAATAAAATTTAAGGGGTTGTTGTTAATGGTATTCGAGGGAGCGATTAAAAGCTTATCAACTGAGTCTTTGGAAGAATTATTAGAATCAGCTAAAACACTTGCACAAGCGGGCGTTGAAGGTGGTAAAACTAATAAGTACATTCAAGATCAATTGGTAATTGCTGAAATTTGCGAGCGTGAATTATTAACACGAAAACTTTCTTAATGGGTAGAGGGGCTATTATATAGCCTCTTTTACTTTGTCGAAAA